CAGGTGCTGCGGAAGCTGCAGCTTTACCAGCCGCAGCCGAAGCTGCAGCCGTTGGTGAAGGCATAACTGCTACTGAAGTTGCTGGTAGTGTTGCAGTTGCAGGTTTAGGTGCAGCTGCTGGAGTAGCACTTGCATTAGTATCACCTTGGGTTGCATCTGCAAAAGAAAGAAGAAAGATTGAGAAGAACCCTAATGCCCCAGAGTACAAGGACAATCCATATGCAATGAAGGTTCGTGGTGAAGTAAAGACTGAAGAAGAAGGTGCAGCCAAGAATATCAAAAAAGGAATGAAACAATACAAAAGGCCGGAGATTGAACAAGCCGTTGCGGATAAAAATAATGATGATGAAACATTAAAAGCTGCATATGGTGAAAATCGTGCGGGACTAAAAACATGGTTGAAAGAACATCCAGCTCCATTTTCAATGTATCAAGCACCAAGTGATGTGAAACCAACTACATTACAAAAAGTTGGTTCTGAAACATCTACAGCAGCTGCAGGTCGTGGTTCAGCAAAATCAGCAGCAATCGATCCACGTAGAGTTGATATGCCTAAACAGGCCGCTGGTGCTACAACAGGAGGTGGTGCATCTGTTGGTGGTATGCATGGTGTTTCGCCTGAACCGAAAACTTCTATACCAATGGAAACACCTAGTGCGACTCCAACTCCACCTGTAGCCAATCCACTAGGCCAACAAGCAGTAGCATCTACACAACAAAATAACCAATTAAAGATAGACCAAAACACCACATCAAAAACTACGGTGATTAATAACTCAAAGAATGTTAGAGCAGGTGGTGGTTCTACTTCAGAAACTATAACAACCGATTCTGTGCCTGTACGTAATGATGAAGACACATGGTTGAAACTGCAAAAGTTTAATTTCCGGCCAGTATAAAAAACCCCGCACTAGGCGGGGAAAAACACTTCGGGAAAAGTGAAAATGTTTTATTCTTCGGCTAACTTTGCAAAGTAAGCCAAATCATCGTCTTCTTCAGTAACAAGTTCTGGTTCAGGTTCTGATTTACGTGGCATAGCCTTCAATGTCTCTACTGTGGTTTTAGGCACAGGTACATCACCATTAAGTCCTAGAACTTTCTCTAGGCGTGATTTCAAATCATCATATGACTTGAACTCTTTATCGGCAGTTAGGTCTTTCAAACCAAACTCTGACTTCCAGATTTCTTCCAACTTAGCATCATCGTTAAGCAATGGTGCAGGTGTTGCAAATTCGGACTTATCATAGTTCTGATAACCAGCAACTTTAGTAATCTTCAACTTGAAGTTAGCACCAGTCCACAAATCAAATGGATTGAATGCAGCCTCATCTTCAAATGTAGGATTCATTACGCCTGTAATCTTTTCAAAAATCTTGGCACCGAACTTGAACAATTTAACTTGCCCTTCATTCTCTGGATGCTTAGGATCAGATACGATATAAACATTGGCGATATAACTCAACTTACGTTTTTGTTTACGCACAACATCTTTATTGGCTTCGATACCAGAGTTCCACAATTTGTTGTTGTGTTCACATACTGGACATTGCTGACTCTTAGTAGTCAAACACTTATCGATTAACCAACCACCAGGACCTTGAAAGCCGTGTTCAAAGATTTTAACCCATGGCAATGAGTCATCACCATCGGCTGCTGATGTAGGCAGAAAACGGATAGTAGCCATGCCGTTACCAGCTTTGTCTACTTCTGGTCGCCAAAAATTGTTGGATTTATCTGAGCCTTCTGACGAGTTGAGTTGCTCAACTTTGGCTTTTAGTTTGTCGAGATTCTTGTTTGAGTCTCTCTTTAGATTTGCGAAATCTACCATGATTTTATTTCCTTTATAAACGGAGTATTACGGATTATTGACGGATTGTCCACATTGTACATAATATAAACATATTTATACACTCAGGAGTGTACTTAAAATGCTGATGGTTGTCAAGGCATCTTTGTGAAGAATACCAGTACCACCAGCCTTATTCCACGCATCGATAACACCTTCAGTATCATCAATGAGTATAGAATTCTCATCTGCATATTGTGCCTTCAATGAAGCGCCAGGCACAAAAATTGCAGGATATATGATGCCATTCTTATCAAGCCATATTTGTTTCTGGCGTGATATGGTGACATTGCTTGAAGGCCTTGCTGTAGATGATAGTATCTCAATAGGCACTTCAATCGTTTTTAAATAGTTTAATAGTTCATCTGCATCAGGCATTTTGTCCAATTCTGCAAATGCGCCTGCATTATAGAATTTATGAAACAGGTCACCAAATCTATGGCGACTTTCGGCTGATGCCGGTGATACATTGAACATCTCTTTGAACTTCTTTTCGAAATCACAAATGACTCCATCCATGTCCAAATAGACTTTTGTAAACTTATGCATGTTCTATTACTATCTCTTTTAAAATGTTTTTAAATTTAACCTTGTCATAGGTAACGAATGGTGCATACTTTTCACATTTTAGCCGCCAATTCGGCCAAATAATATCATCACTTATCTTTCTATTCCACATGGGAAAGAAATTCATTATATCATTCAGTATGACCATCGTTTCAATAGCGATGGTGCCAGACATTACTTCACGGAGAAGTTTTGGATGTTGGCCATCATTGACAATCAACATTTGATCCGGTGCATCATTACCTACAAGACGTATTATATCATTTTCAAACACATATGTCAAGGACTGATTGGTCTTTTGCCACTTTGAATATGCCTTATCGCCTTCTGGTCCTAACATCTCACCAACCCATGTACTGTCTCCGTATATGAAATTAGCCAGAAAAAAGTTCCTGAGTTGTTCCAATGAATACTTACGAGATAGTTTGTAGAACTGGTACTTGGCCTTGTTCTTCATAAAAGAATCTTTGCTCACATTGGTTTTGCCATTGTACTTAAAGAAGTCGTATGAGGATGAGGTAAAGTGTGTCTTCAGAGCATTATATAAGGCAAAGGCTTCAAAGCCTGTGTTCTCAGTCATATTGGCAATTTAGAACTTTTCTTTATTAGGTTTGCTGATTGGGCTTCTTCTCTTATTCTAGCCTTGAGGTGTGATGATATAAGTGTTGCAGCCACTTCAACTTCAATACCTGTCTCGTCACAATGTTGAATGATTGCTTCCATACACGGTACACGGTATACGTCAGCAATCTCTTCAATCTTCAGGCTAAATTCACGGATTTCATCTTTAGAAGGCATTATTTTCTACCTAGTGCATAGGCCATACAAACTGGTTTTGCATCTGTTTCATAGGCACATTTAACAGCAATAGGGTCTACACCTTTTTGTATTGCAGCCTCAATATTTTTAGACATATTGTTTCTGTCATTGATACTGTACATGAATCCACCAATGATAGATGAACCAGCTAGAATAGTTCCACATACTGCGACTGTTAATAGATTTTTTTCCATTTTAAATGAACTCCTTGTTTCTGTCAATTGAATCTTTTTTCGACCGGTAAAAAATGTGGTTACCAATTTGTTTAACTTTCTCCAACTTTGTCCAACCTGGTTGGACATAGGTGGCGTGATAGTAGGTTGCTCCATCTGTTACGTCTTTCATTATGTCATAATTAACAACCAGATTGGTTGCAAGTTCCAAAATCTCATTATACAGTCTTCTATCATGTATTGTCAAGTCTTTTTCGGTAGTTCTTTCACAATACCAAGAAAATTGACATGTCCCATTGGTTTTTTGTTTAACCACGGAACATATGGTGTCACCATAACCAGATTGGACTCTGTTTACAGTCACAAATGCCACGGCTTTCCAACCATCTACAGGTTCATGTGCCGCTTCAAAGTAGATATTTTCTGCCAAACAAGTGATTTGAACCTTTGTTGGTTCGGCCAATTCACTATATGATGTTTTGAATGGTAAAAGTTTTTGTGTATCGATATTGATACAGGATAACATCACAATAATTGCAGAAAAGAATACGCTAATGAGTACAGGTTTACTTCTCATGTGTTTCTTTAGAGTTAAGGGATGGTGGGTTTTAAGAACCCACCGAAACTATCTCAAAAGGAGATTTTGATGCCAGCAGTAACGCTATTACCTGTGTAGGTGTCAATGCGTTTTTGTGTTTGTTGGTAGCGATAGTCTGCTGTCAATGCTACGTTTTTGGCTACAGGTACTGTTAGACCAAGGCCTGCTGAACCAGCATAACCAGATTTAACACCTTCAACTCTGACATATGCACCACCGACTTTAGCAGTCAATGTGTTACCTTTGAAAGAATAAAGGTCATAACCACCAATAAGGTCATAACGGTTCTCTTTGAAACCTGCGTGTTTAACACTCTCGATTTCACCAGTTACACTATACTTGCCCATTTGTTGGCCAAGAGAAATGCCATAGTCATTGCTATGTGGGTTTGCATAGTCACGACCAGCAGTAAGACCTAAGTCCATAGCTTGTGCAACACCAAACGTAGCTAACATTGCTGCTACTAATAGAGTCTTTTTCATTTATATTTCCTTTTCTTAAATGAATTATGCTGGTATATAATCAATACCAGAAGTTGAGAGAACACCAGTTGTTGCTGGCGCTACACCAATCAAACCGATAGTTTGTTGGAATGTAGTAAGGTGAGCAGCTGCTACTAACAATGCTGCTTCTGTTGTTGAACCTGTTGCTAATGCACTAATGTAAGGCAATGCTTGTGTTGGTGTTGGTGTAACACCCATTACATTAGCATATACACTATTAACAAATGTAGCATAATCAGGATTGGTTGCAACAAATGGTGCAGAAGTCACGATTGCCTGAGCAATTTGTGTACTTGTTGTACCTGCATCTTCTAATTTGATACCGATGCCTTCATATGTTGTACTTACTGTACCACCAAATGAAGCTTTCAATAATGCGTATACATCACCAGCAGTACCAGTAAGGTCAAAAGCAGTGGATTTGTCAGTATATGCAACACGATTCACTCCTTCTAATTTATAAGAAACAGCAGTCATCAATGCAGATGTAACTAGGATATTCTTGTTTGCTGTGTCATTTACAACGGTAAAGTCAGCACTCTTATCGCCTAGGTTATAAGATGTGGCACCTGTAACGTCAATGATAGTATAATTCAAACCATTACCAATCTGGCCTGTACCTGCAGCACTAAATGTAGAAATCTTACCGCCTGTACCGATGCCAGTCACTACGACCACATCAGGATTAGCAATTGTTCCACCTAAATTTGTACCTGCAATAGTAACAGTATCACCAATTGCATAACCAGTACCAAGGTTTGTGGCCTCAATGACTGTGGTATATACACCATTAGTTTTCGTTACGTCAAATTTGGCACCTGTACCAGCACCACCGGTTGTGCCTGTGACACCGACATATGTTGTATTAATTGGCGTTTGGCCAATTGTTACTGTTGTTCCCATTCAAACTCCTTGTTATTAAAAAAATATGGTGGGTATTCTGTTACGAGGAACCCACCGAACCCTAGTCAGCGTTTAGGCTGCCAATATGAATTTTTCATCATTTGCATTTACTTTGATTTACTTTTTACATCTCTCTGTGATGAGTTGTCCATGCCTCTACTTGTTACCCTGTCGAAACTATGCAGGCCCATCAAAGATACATTGCTGTTATCTGTACTTCTCACTATGTACTTTTCAGGCTGCAGTCCTTAGATAACCCCGTGGCGTTATTGGTGCAATATATCTTTGGTGGACCTGGGGGGATTTGCACCCCCGTCCAGAATACTTTTTGATTTACTTCATACAACCATATTATCTAACGGCCTCTGTATGCTTATGCTTTACAGACTTCTTTAGAATCTTAAACCACAACTTCTTTGCTTTCTCCAAGTTGTGCTCGAACTCTGCACGGTTCAATTTCATTATTAGTTTTTTGATTTTCATTGATTTGGTACCAATACAATTTTTTGTGTGTTAGTCTGTGGATCAATCATTTGTTGCCAATGATAACCAACAGGAGGTTGTTGTACGATTGGTTGTTGAACAATGACTGGTGCAGGTTCAACATAAACCGTATTTGGTTTAGATAGTTCATAACCAATTACACCGCCAACTAAAGCAGGTGCAATCCAACCACCACCGTAACCGCCACGATAGCAACAATAACCACCATGATGGTGCCATTGAGCCATTGTACTAGCAGATGTTACTGCCAAAATTAATGCTAATAAAAGTTTTGTTTTCATGGTAGTATTATATCCTTTCCTAACAGAAATGTCAAGCACTTAATACCTTATTTACCACATGACCCGTAAATGTAGTCATTTGCTCTTCAATCCTGAACAATTTACAATGATATCCTAACTGACTTGTAACATCCAGAGTAGGATTATACGGGTCGCCTATTCTATTTAGGAATTCCACCTTATTTTCTTGGTCTTTGGCCTTGGCCTCATCTAGTGTATTGTATGTAAACTGTGTCTTAGC